GTTTCCGAAAAAGTAACGCTACCGCTTCCAACCGTGGCTGTACCAATAGGCGATATGTTGTCCTTCACTGCATATACTACTTGTCCATTAAGGTGGGCAAGTCCTGTAAATGTAGCAGTATTGGAAGCAGTAACAAGTTTAGCAGATTCAAGAGTAGTGTCATAACTTACTTCTTCAAGATAATACTTAGCTACCGAACTAATTGTTCTTTGAATTAATACGAACACTTTACCAAGCACGTTAATAACTTGTTTGTAGAGTCCGTTTGTACTTTGCCATCTTGACCAGGCAACAATCTTTTCTGATCGAAGTGAATGCAATACCGCCATAGTGCCATCCGTAAGAACTATATAGGTGTACATCTCAGGTCTATCCGGAGAAGAGGGAATGGTTGTCATCGATACCGGATCTTGAATAATATTTGCATCTAAAACAGACAGAAGATCAGAATTGTATCTCTGTGTAAGATCCGTAAACATAAACTCACGAAGACCCTTCCCGTACCTTTGCGCATAAATTGTCCCTTCATCCAGAATCTCAGGTGCGACTCTATCGAGAATCCCGTATCTGGTTTGACTACGAATTGCAAAAGCACTGGGAGTGATTGGTTTAGTAGCTGTTTCTGGAACAAAAGCTTCCGTGTCATCACAGAATATCTGAAGATGTCCGTGGCTGAGTAAATGTCTTACTTCCTGTACCCGGTCATCAGCAACACCAGCCCAGATCGCCTCATTATCAAGTGCTTCTCCAACATCAAAATTAAAGAACTGTCCTGTTTTGGAAAGCCAAAGACCAGATCTTTTGCTAGCTCCTCCACCAAAACACAATCTTTGATCATGGAAAGCTATCGCTCTGGGATATCCTCGAACACTTGAGAATACCTCTTCATCCCAATCCGTAGTAGCAGTGGTATCATCCAGTGCGATCTGATTGGTAACAGTCATAGTCGTTGAATTTGTAAAACCTGTAACCAGCATTTGTTTGCCTTTATGTCGAAATCTTGTTCCAACATGACCAGATTCAAATGCAGCCGCTGAAGCGGTTAAAGTATGACTAGTGCCTGATGTTGCACTTCCTGGTGTTAATGTAATGGATGAATCTTCATATCTGTAAAAAGGAACGTGCTTGATCGTAACAGCACCAGTAGTAATTCCGTCAAAAGCAAAAGTTGCAAGACTGAAAGCGGAAGCTCCGGTACGAGTGAGTTTTTGAGTTACTACATCAGGATGACAGATAATCGCCACATCTCCAGCTTGTGCAAGACGGAGATCAGGAAACTGGGAGGTATTCCAGGGAGTTGTGATATTAAGCTGAGCTGTCGAACCATCACTATGGTAAATGTCCAGTCGGGCATTCCCAAAAGCCATAATGTAGCCTTGCGCTTCCGAGAAAATAAAAGGAAAGAGCTTGGCATCTGCGGTAACAGTCTGGTGGTAAAGAGTTCCTGGTTTCGTACGAACTCCACCATGTAGTCTGGGCATGAAATTGATAAGAGAACCTACAGCAGCACCATAAGCACCGACATCTGTACGATGCTGCATTTCAGAATCGATTTCGCCTGCTGCAAAGTTTGTCTGTAGCAGGTCAGAACTGCGGAAGCCCGAGGCCACTAAAAAGCCCTCTTATACTCTGTGAACCTTGTTGGATGTATTCTGTTTGGTTCGTCCTGAACGGAATCTACGTGTCTGCTTTCCATACTTTTGTTTCTTGCCATTCCTGCCCAAAAATTAGCCAGTTCCCCATTATGCGCTACAGCTGCGGCAAATATAGCCGCAAGACGGTATTCCAAAGTAGTAACGAACCATGCAGGAAACAGGTCTTCTGTTACTCTTGCAACATAATCAAGGATAAATTCTGTATCAGACCAGGTATGGATTTCATTTCCAAACACCTCAAATTCCTTAATCACTGTGTATTGAGTTGTTCCTCGATGAACAGAATGAGGGCGGATGCAGTCTGAAGGGACAGGATAGGCTGCTTCATGAGCAGAAGAAGGAGCTACAGCTAATTTAACCATCGCTTGAGATTTCATGGCAAATCTCCAGGGATGTTCAGCTAGCAAAGCCTTCAGTTCTGTTTCGTATAAAGAGTCTGCTGCTCTTGCTTCATTGGAATCTTCTGTAAAAGAACTGATTGAGTTAGCTCCAACTAAAGTCAGGGCAGCAGAGGCAATTTCTTCTTTAGATGTTGGCATAGCTGGATTCTCTCCGGCGGCGCCGACGGATGCACCGCACCACAGGAATAATCTTATGCAAAATACACATGAGCTTACTGATAACATCATTACTGCAATTGAGGAAGGCGTTGAGAGTGGAGGCTGGACAAAGCCCTGGAGAGTAATTGGCGGAGAACGGCCGATCAACGCTCTAACAGATAATATGTATAAGGGATCGAATATCCTTATTCTCAAGTTCAAGGAAGAGAGAATGGGATATGCAACTCCCTACTGGGCCGGTATTCGTCAGTGGAACCGGCTTGGAGCAAAAGTCATCGCAGGAGAAAAACATACAAAGATCACTTTTGCTGAAACAAGAATGAAGGAACATGAAGTAGACGGAGAGATTGAGTCTTATAGCTATTTTATGCGAAAGACTCTAAGAGTCTGGAATGCAGATCAAATAGAAGGCTGGGCTCCAGCGGATGTCGAAGAACTGGAATTAACCGATGACATGTACATCGATGCTTGTGATCAGTTTGTGGAAGCTACAAATGTCCGGATCGAATGGAAGGGATCGGTTGCCTGCTTCGTCCCGTCAATCAATGAAGTACATATGCCACCCAGAGAGGTTTTCCTTGAGACAGAGGATGGTACAGCGGTTTATCACATCTATTCAACGCTCTTCCATGAACTTGGTCACGCCACAGGACATGAAGAAAGACTAGACCGGAAATTCGGTCAACGCTTTGGTGATAAGGCCTATGCAATCGAAGAACTGGTTGCAGAGTTAACTTCAGCTTTCTTATGTGGACAGTTCGGAATTGCAGATAAGACAGCTCCAAGACCAGATCATCTGAAATATCTGAAGACATGGTTCAAAATCATAAAGGAGAACCCTGACGTTATTCTGCACGCAGCATCGGACGCATGGAAAGCAGTGGAGTATCTCAATGAATCGGTGGACAGTGCGAAGAGAACACAGAGACAAAAGGCCGCGTGAGAAATGTTACATCTGTGGAGTATGGGGACTACTTGGAGAAGAAGTAGTTCCTACAGCCACCGCTAAGTGGATTCATCATGGTGATTGTCATGATGAGCTTATAAGAAAAGCCGACTCCTCTTCGCTTGGCCATGAGGAGCCGGCTCTCTTCGATCCGCAGGAAGGAGGCTGAAACTACGGATCTTACTAATTAAGCAAACGCTGCAACTACAACTGCACCGCCAGCAGTGCCAAACGAGGCATTAGTTTTAACAATATATCCTTGGCCCGCCTGAGTGCCATCCATATCCGCGGAAACCAGAATAAGATCGCCAGCTTGTACGCGATCTGATGCATTGTTGAAATAGTTAGATCCAGCAACATCACTCAACGTATCATTAGTGACGTAGTGCCAAATCCGCTTAGGTGCCGCACCGGCCGCTAACGCAGAGCCGGGAGCTACCGAGGTCAAAGCTGTTGTGTCAAGAGCCATGCTACTACTCCGTACATTCTACTTCGAACACGCCGCTGTCATCAATTCGAACAGCATTGGCCGAAAGTCTAATTTGAGAGAAGTATTCACCACGCTCAGGAACCCAATCGAAATTAGTTTTCATATCTACTGAAGCAGCAGAACCCATAGCTGGGGTGTGCCAGGCAAGAGTTTGACGAGAACTATTCGATCCACCAGTTGGTAGATTGGTATAGAGCATGAAGAAGAACCCGAGCCAGCGCTTCGCGGTTACTCCGGTTACCCAAGGAAGGCTATCCGGACCGATAAAGTCTTGGTTCGCAAACTCCGAAATATCCAACAAGTCCGTCCATTGACTTGGTGCAATGAGCCAGACGCGTTGTCCATCATTCGGAATGTTCCCACCGTTGAAGTTCTCAAAGGTTGCTTGGACCTTTGCTTTAGTCAGTCCGCCACTCGCATGAACCGTAGTTTGAGCGGACGGTAAACTGGCAAGAACTGCGTCGGTAATAAAGTCATCGTGTTGACGACCCGCTGCCATAGCAAGTGCCACAGCCGCGGCTTGTCTTTCGTCGAGATTCGTTTTGAGCTCATCAAGGTCATTAATGTACTCACCACCATATCTGTCGATGAGAGTAACAGTTACAACCGTATGATCCGCATTCATAACCGGGACTAAGCCATGTCGGTCTTTTATACCGAGAGAGCCTGTACCGTATTTATTGAATCGAACCTGATCGCCCTGAACGCCCGACTTTTGCCGTGTGAAGCCGCGAAGGTTTGAACCCCCGCGTTGATATGCGTGCTTCACATCGGTATCGAACATGGTGATAAACCATGTTGGGATACTAGTCGACATGAGCCGTACTCCGTTAAAGGATCAATAGGATAACAACGGTTGTTCCCAGATCGCTCGCCAGCAGTTATCCGTTAGGGCTACCTAAAAACGGTGGGACCGTACAAATGCAATCATCATTATAGTCAAGAAGATAGTCACTGCACCACTATGAATTTCTTGCTTGCAATTGTTCCTCGGGGTCTGGAATTAGCTGTCTCCAGCCATCTTGCACTTCTTTGACTATTGCTGGATCACGCCGATGTGGATCAGCGTAGCCAGGAGTTTTCATAAGTGCTTCAAGAGATTCTCTAGTGTGGCGTGGTTTTGCGCTTGTAAAGGAAGCAGACCCGCCCTGTTGGAAATCTTTGGTCATAGCGATTACCTTTTCCAGATCCATAATGCCTGCAGCAGTTCCTAGCATCGGTCCAAAATGTTCAATTGAATCTTCTCCAAGTTTTCCATGTAACCAGGTCTGTACTGCTTCAAACCGATCTTTCCCATTTTGACCAAGAGACTCTATTGCTTTATCCGTATCTGGAGCTTCGTGCATCATATTATCTATAAAAGCTGCAATACCATTTTCAAACTCAGTTTGGCCTAATCCCATGCTGTAAGCTGACTGCCGCCAGAACTTCATCATTGGATTATCTTCGTCAGCTGTAAAAACAGCTTCTTTAGGAAGAAACCCATCAGGCGGTTGAGCTACATAATCATCTGCCGAATCTGGTCGCTGTGACAACCGGCTCTCATGAAATCGTCGTTCGATATCAGTTTTAAGAGCTTCTGTCTTGGTATTATAGGACTGCTCAAGTTCTATATAGGATTTAGCAAGTTCTTCTACATTGGCAGTTTTCAAATCCGGATTCCAGAACTTGTCAGGTATATACTCCGGTTGTTCTCCCGTTGGCTGATTATGTATTTCAGGAGCCTGACCACCGATAGGTTCCTTCCCAGGTTTGATAGCAGGAGCCGGTTCCGGCGCTGGAGCTGGTACTGAAGAATCCGCTTCCACTTCTGCCGTAGCAAATGTTTCGCTCATTTCGCTTCCTTTATCCTTTCTTGTATCATCCAAACCAAGGCCTTTGCTCCTTCCTGCATCCAAAGATGTTTCTCGCTATGTGTCTCCGGATCAAGAATCGTATTAAAAGTTACATTTCGTAAGTAGGCAAGAACCATATCACCGTCTGCCCCAGAAAAGCAGGAACGAACTGCTAGGTTGATTTTCGCCTCTTCCTCTTTGCTCCCAGAACGAAATCTTCTGTCTAAAGAATTATTGCTTGGAGCTATTCGCATTTAAGTATCTGATCCCGGTCCCTGTAAAGCTTTCTCAAGTTCTTCTTTTTTCATCTGTATTACTATACCGTCGTTAAACTGTACCACACAATTTACATCTACAAGTAACTGTCCGTCTAAATAGTTTTGAAACTTTCTAGCAGGAGCTATTGCAAGTAAGGGTTGGTGCGGACTTTCAAAAACCCGAATGATTACAATCTTGCTATCAGTAATATTGAAATAAGCTAACCATTTTTGCACTTCTTCAGGAGTAAGATCAGTGTAAGTTGCTTTCCAACGATACTTGAAAAACCCGGTTAGATTATTTAGATCGGTATTTGGATTCCCACAAGGATGTATAGTTGCGATCTTATGCTTATATATAAAAGGAATTGCATCATCTATCCTTGCAAGTGCAGGATTGCCAGAAGACATTACAAACATAACTGAAGTGCAGAACAACGCAAAAAACGCAATCAAACGTGTCATGGGATTATCCTAGAGGTAAGCCTCCTGGTGGACCTCCTGCACCTCCTCCACCTCCCATTTGTGGTGCCATCTGTTGAATCTGTCCGAGAAGTTCCTGCTTCTGCTTTTCGTCGTATAGCAAACTAGGTTTCAGTTCATACTGTTCCATCAACCATTGAGCAACGATCTGAGGATTCATTATTAATGGCATTACTTCAGGGCCAAAGGTTCCCTGTAAAGCTCCGACAAACTTCTGATAACGAACGACATCTTCCTGTGCCTGCGCACTAGCCATAGGAGAAACAGAGATAATATCTATCTCTCTTCCGTCTATTTTTGGTATCTCTATTCGTCCCTTCTCCTTCAAAATATAGATAACACGTTTGATTAAAGGCTGAACAAACTCACGTTCCAGTCTTCCATAGGCAGATCCCATACGACGGAATATCTGCTGCATACGGGCAGAAACTTCCGTTGCACTCATTGGCGTACCAACAGGAGGACCTAAGTCTTCGTCAAACAATGCACGTCGAATATTACCTCTAAGATCACCGAGAAGCATTTGACCAACATCAAAGTTTGAACCAGTTGCAATTGGTTCAAGTCCTCGTGAATCAGGAGCTTTTGGAATAATCACGCCAGGTACGAGTCGAATTGTTTCCGGATTGAGGATGCCGTCACTTTCTGCTTGCCAAAGACCCGAGATAGCAATCTCGCCTGCTTCAAGTAACATCTGAACTATAAGGTTAGTGACTTTGATATCACCAAGGACATTCAATAATGGTCCTCTACCATAAACCTCACCAGCAGCTACGGACCATCTAGGATTTACCCAAGGAAGAGATCCTTGTCCCTTGTATTCGGTAGCAAAGATTATTTCTTTAGGATTCTCTATCCAGACACAGTAGTGCCATGTTTCAGTATCTTTCTTATCCCAATCCCTATAGGTGGCTTCGACAACATCGAACTTTTTGTTCGGATCTTGTTGCCCTTGTTGTGAAGCTTGAACAGGAATAGTCGCATCCGGCCATTCCAGCATGATGTGTTTGATAGGTATCGAGCGAGTACGAAAACGTCCATCGACAATTCCGGTTGGACCTGAATCAAGAACAACTTGTGTCTGGGGGATAGTAACAAAACGAATCTCATCATCATCGTCTTCGTTACAGATCATATTACCTGTACCGATTGCTAGATCGAGATAGGTTTCATGTACTTGTGAATCAAAGTTTGAACGATGTATAGCTTGAAAAACTTCGGTAGTAATAAGCTCTAGTTGTTTAGCAAGATCTCGTTTTGCTGGAGCAGCTATGTTTGAAATACCAGGTGTAATTCTTGCCCAACGAGAAAACTCCGGCGTTAATCCATCTTGAGCTTTCGACGCAAACTCCTGTAAAGAGATAGGAGCAGTTGAATCATAAATACGATCTGCATTGGTTTGCCCCTTTGTGTCTTCACCATAAAATCTTTCACGTTGTGGTAATGTCAGGTCGTAACATTCCTGCCACAAACTAGTCCATCGCTGCCATTTACTAAGAGCAAGAGAGAAACGCTTTGATAAATCACCAAGCATTTCGTCATGCTTGCCGCCTTTTTTGTGGTATTTATGATCCATTTATCAGGAACCCGTATAGGTATCAGTTGAAACGGATGCACCAGTGCCGACTGTGCTTTGTGCTGGTTTTTTCTTCTTTCTAAGAAATCCAGTTTCATCTTCCTCCATCAGCATTTTCGTACCAAACATTCCGGAAAGTCTCATACGTCTTTCCTCAGCAGCAACACGTTCCTTTTCTGCATTCTCAGCTGCGATACGTTCCCGTTCTTTTCTTAGCTTTTCTTGTTCAGCACGCATTTGAGCCATACCACTATCACCGCCACCACCGAATAGACCGCCCATTATTTTATTCCACTTACTTTAGTGCCAGTGCCAAGATATTTTTCTTCTTTCACAGTAGTCCCCGCTCCTGGCGTAACACCCTGTGCCTTAAATTTCTTTTGTATTAGTTTTCCCATTTTTAGTATCGCAGGATAGAAGGGACTCTTTTTTGTCTTTGCAGAAACAGATTGTCCAGTAGCAACCTTCGTTACCCCTGGTAGTAATACCTGACTTCCCATTTACTTATCCACCTATGGACCCGCCGCCCAGTTCTTCCTGCTTAGCTGGATAGCCAAGTTCTCCTGAAGAAGAAGTAATGGTTGCTCCTGTCGGGTATAGTAAAGAAGCCATACGAAGTGCTTGGAATCTATAAACAGGAGAAGCAATCTTTGCAGTTGCTCCACCACCACCACCACTGCGACTGATTCTACGTTTTGGTCTAGTAAGAGCAGGATGAGTAGGCATCGCTACTCCTCCCTGTGAAACTGCTGGTGCTACTCCTGAGATTGTCCCACTCATTGTTCTTTCTCCGGTGTATATGGGAACACTTCAATAGCTCCCCGTTTGATCATCGCACGATAAAGCTGTTTAGGAGTAATAGCAAAACTTCGGAGTCCTAGTAACCTTTTTGCGACAGTTACACAGTACATTAAAGAAAGAGGCTCAGCGCACCGCACCACTGAGACAGGCATGCGGAGGAAGTGGCCACCAGCCACATTGATACAGGCAATATAATAATTTACTTCATCGGAGGAGAAAATTCGGAGATCGAGTTTATTAAGTCTGGGGTCAAGCAGGAGCCATGCTCCGTGCGTATAAGTCAGTAAACTAATGTGGCGAAAACGTGGCGAAGTCCAGGGTGCCCACCAGAATTGGTTTTTATCTCCATCATGAAAAGCAACACACCACTCGGTTATCGTGCCACCAAATTCCTGCGTCGATTGAATAAATCACCTCTTGAACGGTCGAAGGGACTGAAAGCTTTAGTAGCAATAAAAGGTTTGGGAGACTGGGCAACGGATCTTCGTATTACATCATACCCTTCTCCGGCACCAAGTAACATATATTGAAGTGCATCATGAGGATGAGAATAACGGTTCTTCACTGGACGATCTCCATATCGAACCGCACCGGAAACCTGTAGTCGCGGATACGCATACCCTCGGATGAAACCAGCCTTTAGAACAAGGCAGTGGGGAGAAAGAAGAAACCCGGGTTCTCCATCCACCATTCGATTCAGGGTGGCGTTCACCGCCTCCGTCCTCAGAACAAAGTCATTGTTTCCCGGCGCCGGCAGGATAGAAAGACCGGCAGCGCGGAAAATCTGAAATGGAGTCTTCTCGTCTGTCTGGGCACGGCTGTCACCCGCGGGGTCTCCCCAGAGGGAAACCTCAAGACTGGGGGCAAGCCGACGCAGCTCGATCTTCAATTGCTCGGCAAAACGTGCTGCTCCCATATCATGAGCACACATTTCGTGGAGAACAAGCCAGCGGCCGCGGAGTCGCTGTCCAAAGGTGGC